ACCCGTATACGTTATTAGTTCTGATCCTATTAAAACTGTTCCCGAAGACGGAAACGAAGATGAGCTAGCCATTGTTAAACTCGTAACACTAGCGTTTATTGAAGATGATAATGTAGATGTAAATTGTCCAGCTTGTTGTCCACCCCAAGATCCAAGACCCCAACCTGTAGATGCAACTTCAACTGCAGGTCCTACAGGATAATAATGTTGAACTCTAATACCACCAGATGTAGACGCACCAGATCCTGACTCGTTTGACTCCATCTCTATTGTTAGAGTTGTGTCTGTTGGTATTGAAGTTACCATAAATTTTTTATCTGTAAAATCTCCAGATACAAAATCAGAATTAGTTATAGCTGTAAAATTATCTAATAATATAATGTCAAACTTATTAATATTGTGTGCTGATGAAAAAGTTAAAGTTACAGTCTTTGATCCATTAGTTGTAGAAAATGCAGATGTTAAAGTTGTTGTAGATTTAATTGGATGTATATCATAGAATATACCACCAGAGTATGCGTACAAAATTCTGTTTGTTCCTAAAATGGCATACTTAATACCAGATGTATTAACGAAATGATGGATTGCAGTTGCTCTACCTGTAATTGCAACAGAACCTAGTTGAGACCATCCACCTATTTTTTCTGGCTTACCGTATCTAAATCTAACATTATCACCATTGACCCATTGACCTTCTCCACCAGTCGCAGTTACTTGTTTATTGAATCCTGGTGCAAATCTTATTTTTTGCAACATAATTATTTACCTTACGGTTTAGTTGGCCAAGTAGCGTTTTCACATTTTTCAACAGTATCTTTACCATCAGGAAAATCTCTGAGTTCTTGACGATATGTTTTCATATCATCAGACAGAGTATTATCTGATAAAGCAAGATAGTCTGTCTCTGCAAGAAGTCTATTTCTTTTTTCTCTAAGTCTAGCTAAAGCTCTAGCAGGAGCTGCATCAGCATAAGCTTTTTCTTCAGCGTCTCTAGCAGCTTCCTCTTCTGCTGTAAATTGAACTATATTACCGTTTATATTGTGATACCTTGGCATTCTTATTTATCTATCATATTAATTAATTCCATACAAGACTATATCTCCAGAGTCTATATTACCTGATGACATTGAAAATTGTATAGCATCTACTGCACTCGTTGTATTTCCATATCCAGCTTTAAAAAAATTTACAGGTAAATCAGCTTCATGACTATGATGTGTTTGTGCTATATAATGTTTTACAAATGTCGTATTTGAAGGGTCAAATAAATTCAAAGTGCCAGAAAGAGATTGGTCATTATCATTTCCTAAGTCAACCGCACACAATCTTTCTGCATTTGTTGATTGTGCTAAATCATGATTTGCTTCATATTGAAGTGTGCCACTACTTCCATCTTCATAAACATATGCTCTAAAAGATGTTGATGTTTTTGTAACATTATAATTTGAACCACCATCAACACTTAAATTAAATTGAAAAGCTACACCATTAGTTGCTGGATGTATGTTATTAAATGTAAATAAATATTCTTTATAAGTATTATCTAAAACAACTGAACTTGCACCATCAACAAATGATAAAGTAGAAGAACTAGAAGCTGTTAATTTTTTAATAAAAGTAATTGAACCACCAGAAGCACTTCCAAAACTAGTTACATTTTTTACTGCATTATTATTTAATTTTACAATACTCATTAGCTATCCTTAATTCCATAAAGTTTTATTGTGCCAGAATCTATATTACCACTAGAAAACTTGAACTGTATTTCATCTATTGCTGAAGTAGTATTAAAATATCCAGCACAATAGTCATCTCTTTCAAAGTTTCCAGATGATGTTCCACTTAATCTTGAAATAAAATGTTTTACAAATGTCGTGTTAGATGGATCAAATAAATGTAAAGTTCCGCAAGTTCCGTGATCTGCATCGTTGCTGTTTTGACCATGTATATCTTGAAAACTCGTTCCTTGTGCTTGATCTCTAGCAGCTTCATAGGCAAAACTTGTAGAACTATCAGCTTCATCATGTTGTGCTCTAAAAAAAGTTGATGTTATTGTTTCATTATATCCACTTCCACCACTAGCATTAGCTTGAAATTGAAATTGTGCACCATCACCACCAGCACCAGAAGAACCTGATGGGTGTAAATTAATAAATTTGAACAAATAAATAGGATATGTGTTATCTAAAACTACATCTGAACTACCATCTACAAAAGATAATGTTGCACTAGAACTAGCAGTTAAAGTTTTAATAAGTGTCATAGCACCAGAAGATGCACTAGCAGCACTTGTTATATCACTTATACTATTATTGTTATATTTAACTAATGCCATATAATTTTATTACTCCATCAAAAGTTCCACTTTCTAATTTAAATTGAATTGCATCAACAGCACTTGTTGTATTGCCATAACCAGCAGCAAACGCTTCTATTGAATAAGGTGTGCTAGTATAACTAACACTATTAAATGTGCTCATAAAATGTTTTACAAATGTTGTATTTGACGGATCAAATAAATGTAAAGTTCCAACACAACAATCGTCATTGTTACTAGCCGCAAAATTTTGTAATCTTTGAAAACCTGTTCCTTGTCCTAAATCGCTACCAGCTTGATAAGCAGCTTCATTAGAACCACCAGCTTCATTATTTGAAGCATGAAAATAAGTGGTAGTTTTAGTTACATTATAATTTGAACCTGAATCAGCACTCATGTTAAAAGTAAAACTTGATTGTGTAGACGGATGAATATCTATAAACTTAAATACATACTCTTTATAGGTCGAATCTATTCCTGAAGTAAAACTTATCGTAGATGAACCACTAGCATTTTGTGTGGATATAAGAACCATTGATCCACCAATTACACCGCTTGGCACACTTGTAATTGCTGACATGGAGTTATTAGTGCAGAATAATAATGACATATTATGCCCCCATTAATGCTTTTATCTCATCATCATCTAAACCAAGGTCTTTTAATTTTTGTTTGCCTGATGCTTTTTTATTTTCTGTTGCTGTGTCTGCATCTTTTAACTCTTGTATTTTTGCATTAACATCAGCTTCACTTGGCATCGTTGCACCCTCTTTAATAATTTTTACATATTTATATTGCATACGATCCTCATTAGGGATTTCATTTCCTTCGTCATCTTCTTTTTTCCAACCATACCAATCAGGTGTATCAGTGTTGAAAGTCATTAGAGCTAATTGTAAATAATCTTTATCCATTTTATGTATCTCCTTTAATTATTAAGTGTCGCCAATTCTAATAAACGTAAAATATGTTGAGTTACTCGTAGTGCTTCCATTAAAAAAATGTCCACTTGCTAAACTACCTGTTTGAAAACTTACTTTAACATTTGATGTATCAGTAACATCAACTAAAGTTTGAACATATATTCCAGCATTTTTAGCACTAGAGTCCCCACTATCAGAACCAGATGCAACAGTATTATATGAACTATTATCTGTTGTTACATTTATTGACAATGAAACATTATCAGCACTGTTAGGTGTATCTGCTGATCCACCTGCTGAAACTAAATATATTCCTGTTAAAGGAAATGTGAATACACCTGAACTTTCAGACATTTGATTATCTGTTAAACCAGCTTGTCCACTTGTATCAACTCTCTCAATATTTGATGATATAACAGCATTTGCAGTAATATTTGATGTTACTCTAAATTGATCTGCAACTGTAATACCACCACCTTTAATTAAACTATAATCTATTCTTTTAATTGTTCCTGCATCTGATACTAAAAATTCATCGGTATCATCAGGAGCTGCAGTTAAAGCTGTTTGCCCTGAAATAAAATCATTGTTTACAGTAGATGCTGTAACAGTGTCATCCGATGGTGTACCTATATTTAATACATCACCTAATAAAATTATAAAATCAATAACGTCGTTCGTAACTAAGTTGCTTGCGAACGTAATTGTGGACCCCGAAATAGTGAAAGAACTACCAGGTTTTTGTAGAATACCATTTAAACTGACCAGCATGTGAAATGCTGTTTCTGGCTCTACGTTTGTAGAATTAACTTGCATAGTATATGCTGCTTGTCCATTTACTACGGATATAGCATCACAAACTTGAAAGTTCCCTACTATCGGCTGTTTTCCTATGTATCCCATGATTACTCCTTATATTTTATTTTACCTAGCATTGCAAGGCACTCCATTTGAATTTACAAAGGGTGATTCTGCAAAAGCTATGTATATGTATGTATTTCCAGAACCATTTCTTGCAGTTGTTGTTCCTCTTAATTTAAAACCATTTGATAAAAAATCAGTATCATATGAAGATGATGTCGTATCTGTGTCATATGTATTAGAAAATAAAGAAGTATCAACTGCATTAAAGGTATCTCTTTTATTATCTTGAATATGCCAATCAGCACTAGAGTCGGTTCTTTTAATAATAACCCAAGCAGGAACAAAACCCCTGTAAACAAACG